CCAGTTGTTACTTTCCCAGGTCAGGGTACAATTCTTTTCGGAGATAAGACTCTACAGGCTAAACCATCTGCCTTTGATCGTATCAATGTTCGCAGACTGTTTATCGTTCTTGAAAAGGCTATCTCAACTGCTGCTAAGTATCAGTTGTTTGAATTCAACGATGCTTTCACAAGAGCACAGTTCCGTAACCTTGTGACTCCATACCTACGCACCATCCAGGGTCGCCGTGGTATTACTGACTTCTATGTTGTCTGCGATGATACTAACAACACTCAGCAGATTATCGATAGCAATCAGTTTGTTGGGGATATCTATATTAAACCTGCGAGAAGCATTAACTTTATCCAGCTTAATTTCGTGGCTGTTCCATCTGGAGTACAGTTCTCTGAAGTTATCGGAAAGTTTTAATAAATAATAATAAATTCTCAAAGGAGTAAGTTAGATGCCTTTTAATATTAATTCTTTCAAAGCTCAAGGACTACCATGGGGGGGCGCTCGCCCCTCCCTGTTCCAAGTTCAGATTACACCTCCACCAACACTTCCGTTGAACCCAGAGGCGTTTTCTAAGCTAACCTTCACATGCCGTGGAGCAGAACTACCAGAGTCAACTATAAGTCAGATTGAAGTTCCTTACTTCGGTCGTAGAATTAAATTGGCTGGTGAAAGATCATTCGCTGATTGGTCAATCACAGTAATGAACGATGAAGATTTTTCTGTACGTTCAATGTTTGAAGCATGGCAGAATGCTATCAATACAATGCAGACAAATATTCGTCTACCACAGGCTGCTTTTGAACTTTATAAAGCATTCGCTGTTGACATTACACAGTATGGTAAGGGCGGAGAAATTCTTCGTGTTTACCAGCTAGTTGGTGCTTTCCCAACTCAGGTAAGCTCAATTGGTCTTGGATGGGATACTCAGAATGCCATCGAAGAATTTACTGTAAACTTTGCCTACGATTACTGGCTACCAGTTGACGAAGGTACGACAGTCCAGACTGCCGGTAAGGTTACTCCATATCTTGGCGAAACTAATATCGGTCCACAGTTCTAAGTCTAAATACTATATTATTCGGAGGGAGCCAAAACTCCCTCCTTCTATTGGAGAAATAAATGCCAGAATTATTCGGATTCGAATTTAGAAAGAAACGCCCGGAACAAGAACTTCCTAGTTTTGCTCCACCAAGAGATTCAGACGACGGAGCCGTTGTCGTATCAGCAGGTGGTGCATTTGGCACGTATGTAGATCTTGACGGTACAGTTAGATCCGAAGCAGAGTTAGTTACTAAGTATCGTGAAATGTCGTTGCAACCAGAATGCGATGCAGCAATTGATGAAATTGTTAATGAGTCTATTTCTATTGACGAAGAACATACAGTTCAGATTAATCTAGAAGAACTAAAAGTAAACGATACAGTTAAAAAAGCTATCCGTGATGAGTTCCAGAATTGTTTGAACATCTTAGAGTTCAACAAATATGCCTACGAAATTTATAGACGTTGGTATATTGATGGCCGTTTATACTATCATGTTATTATTGATGACAAAAATCCATCAGCTGGTATTAAAGAAGTAAGATACGTTGACCCACGTAAGATTCGTAAAGTCCGTGAGGTCCAGAAGAAAAAGATTCAAGCCAATAATCCAGGCGATGCAGTTGTAACCAAAACAGTCAACGAATATTTCATTTTCAATGACAAGGGTTTCAACTTCGGAAATAAAGCAGTTGGTCCATCTACTACAGGACTAAAGATTGCTAAGGATTCAGTTTTACATATTGTGTCAGGTCTAACAGACAATCAAGGCACAATGGTTCTTTCTTATCTACATAAATCAATCAAGCCACTTAACCAGTTAAGAACATTGGAAGACGCTCTAGTTATCTACCGTCTTGCTCGTGCTCCAGAACGCCGTATATGGTATATTGATGTTGGTAATCTTCCTAAGATGAAGGCAGAGCAGTATGTTCGTGACATTATGGTTAAGCATAAGAACCGCCTAATTTACGACGCACAGACTGGCGACATTCGTGACGATCGTAAGTTCATGACAATGCTTGAAGACTATTGGCTACCACGCCGTGAAGGTGGTAGAGGTACGGAGGTTACTACCCTACCAGGTGGCCAGACACTGGGACAGATGGACGACGTCCTATACTTCCAAAAGAAGTTTTTGAATTCATTGAACGTTCCAGTGTCAAGACTTAATTCAGATGCTCTATTCTCAGTAGGTAGAGCTACAGAAATTACTAGAGACGAATTAAAATTCACTAAATTTACCTCAAGATTGAGAGGAAGATTCTCTCATCTGTTTACTAAGATGCTAGAAAAGCAGCTAGTTCTAAAAGGTATTTGCACTCTAGAAGAATGGAAATTCTTTTCTGACGATATCCGTTTTGATTTTGCTAAGGATAACTACTTTACAGAACTCAAAGAAGCTGAGATTCTTGAAGGCAGAATTAATCAGGCAAGAAACATTCAGGATATGGTTGGTAAATATTATTCGCATGAATGGGTTCGTAAGAATGTTCTGCATCAATCAGATGATGACGTTGTAGAAAACGATAAGGCAATTCAGCTAGAAAATCAACTCGCCGAACAGGGTGACTATAAATGGGTCAATCCTACTGTTATTAATAATGAAATGTTATTACAGCAGGCTGAAATGCAAACTCAACAGATGCAAATGTCTCAGGATCAACAACAACAGTTGCAACCTGGCACTGAAGGTTCTATGGGAGGAGATCCAGAAATGGCTCAGAAAATGGAACAAGTCAGAACAGCTCAGATTATTGTTGATCAAATGAAAAAGATGCCAAAGGCTAACAGAACTATGGCAGACGAAGCCAAATATAAAGCTGCTGTTCAAGTTCTAGCTAAGAACCCAGAATTAGTAAGTAGAGCACAAGCTGGTGGCGCTCCACAGCAAACACAACAGTAAGGTGATATGATGTCTGAAGAAAATAAATATGAATTGCAAGATATGATTAATTCAGCTGCACTACAAGAACCATTGACATTCCAGAATGCATTTAATGATCTTGTGGTCGATAGAATCAGGACTGCAGTAGAAAACAAAAAAGTTGAGATAGCTCAACAGATGTATAATTACGAACCACCAGAAGATATTGAGACGGATGAAAATGATGATGAGTTTGGTGCTGGTGAAGCAGAACTAGAAAACTCAGAGGAAGAAATAGATGGCTAAATCCCTTAAAGATATTCTTACTGGAGTTAAATCCAGCAAGACAGTAAAACCCGATCTCAAAGATCTTGCTATGTCACCAGAAGGTAACAAGGGCGAGCTAGAATTTGCTGCAAAGCATGACATCGAGAAGCACGCTGACCGTGTTGGTAACGATGAAAAAGTATATGCTGGCGGAACATCAAAAACAACTAAGTATAAATTCCAGAAGGATGGAGTTTATGAAGAAACTAGTTGTAATCGTTCTGGTAAAGGCGTTCATTGCGAAATGCATGGAGAAGATGACTGTTCTTCTTCATCAGATAAAGAGCCAAGATATAAAGGCAAAAAACTTTTAACTGATAAGAAACAGGTTTCAGAAGGACGTGTTGAAGATGTAGCTCACAAGAAAGTTACTAAGCAGCTTTCAGCTATCGCTAAGTCTTCTAATGTTCCTGTAACAAAAGTAAAGCCAGGTAAGAAACAGTATAATGAATTAAAGAGCACTGGCTCAATGTTTGGTGGAGCAAGAACTATGGCTGCTGGCCTAGCAAAGCGTGACATTGAAGCCACTAGTGGCAGAGGTTCTTCAGTTGGTAAAGCTATCGTTAAGGAAGATGAAATTAACGAAGTAGCTCCACCAAATCCAAAGATTGAAAAATGGATCAAGGCAAACAAAGAACGCTTTGTAAAAGAATATGGTAAAGAAAAAGGCACACAGGTTCTTTATGCCAAAGCATGGAAAATGCATGGTCAGTCAGAATCCGGCGGGGCCACTAATACTGATTACACTGGCGGAACATTAGGTTCTACTGGTAGACTAGATGTGGGGACTTTATAATGTTTATTAAATTACTTGGAGCCGAAAGATCAATTTCAACAGCAAACAATTTTGGTAACACAGCAAACCTTTGTAGAGTTGTAAACCCAACTACTGCTGCTGTTCTTAATATTGCTTATGCTAATGGTGTTGTATACGCTAACACTACTGTTACTAATACATGCCCAATCTTTGTTGTTAAAGATTTAACAGACACACTACAAGGCACTGGTCTGCTAGCAACACCAGTAGCGTACAGAGGATAAGAGATGAAACTCATCGCCGAATTAAACGAAGATACTCAATATATTACTGAGAGATCTGAAGACGGTAAGAAGCACCATTATATCTCTGGGCGCTTCATGACAGCCGAAGAAAAGAACAAGAATGGCAGAATGTATAAGAAGGATATTCTTGTGAACGAAGTCTCAAGATATATTCGCGAAGTTGTTAATGCAAAAAGAGCATTCGGCGAGCTTAATCATCCTTCTGGACCAACAATCAATTTAGATCGTGTATCTCACATTATTACTGAATTGAAATGGGATGGTAATTTTGTCAATGGCAAAGCAAAAATCACTTCAACTCCAATGGGTGAAATTGCTCGTGGCCTTCTAGAATCAGGCGGGCAGTTGGGAGTTTCTACACGTGGCATGGGTTCTTTGAAAGAACAGAATGGTGTCATGGTTGTTCAGAGCGACTTCAAACTATCAACTGTTGATATTGTTTCAGACCCAAGCGGTCCTGGATGTTTTGTAAACGGTATCATGGAAAATGTTGAGTGGATTTACGATCCAGTTAAGAACACTTGGCATGAAGAAAAACTTCATGAGACAAAGAAGTATATTAATACTCTATCAAAGTCAAAGCTCGAAGAGCAGAAACTTGCTATATTTGAAGAGTATTTGTCGTCTTTAACTCTAAAGTAACAATTATTATAAATAAATTAAAATTTCTATTATAGGAGATTATTCTAATGGCTAATAACGAAGAACATGATCTCGACGACGTTGCTAACCTAGAAGATACAGCTGTATCTGAGGCAAAGCACGAAGAAGAGGAAGAAGAAGAGGAATCTTCTAAGAAGAAGATGAAGAAGAAGTGCGAAGAAGAAACAGAAGTTTCTGAAGAAACACTAGCTGGTTCATCACTTCATCCAAAGGCTCGCCATTCAGACCCAATGTCAAAGCTAGGCGCTATGCATGGTGTTATGAATGTAATGGCTGGAATGGGTAAGTCTGATCTTATCAACTTCTTCAATCAGGTTCAGTCTCAGTTTGGTCCAGGTAAGGACTGGGGTGTTGGCGATAAGTCTGGTCACAACCAGTCTTCAATCGACATGAAGCCATCAGATGCTACTGGCAAGTCAGCTCCAAAGACTCGCGACGCTATGCCAAAGCTAAACGTCAAGGAAGACATTGAAGAAATGTTCAATGGCCAAGACCTTTCCGAAGAGTTCAAGGAAAACGTATCAACCCTATTTGAAGCTGCTGTTTCAGCTAGATTAATTGCTGAACAGGCTCGTCTTGAAGAAGAATTTGAGACAAAGCTACAAGAAGAAATTGCTACCTTCAACGAAGAAATAACTTCAAAGCTCGACACTTATCTTGATTATTGTGTTGAGAATTGGATGAAGGAAAACGAAGTAGCTATCGAATCAACCCTACGCAATGAGCTTGCCGAAGAGTTCATGGAAGGATTGAAGAACCTATTCGCTGAGCACTATATCAGTGTTCCAGAGGAGAAGGTTGATGTTCTAGAAGCAATGGCCGAAAAGGTTGCTGCCCTAGAAGAAAAACTTGATGAAACAATTTCTGAAAATTATGAGCTAAAGAACTTTGTTGTTGAGAACGAAAGACAGGACATTGTTGAAGGTCTTGCTTCCGATCTAGCATTGACACAACAAGAAAAGTTTGCTGCTCTTGTTGAAGGAATTGAGTTCGATGGTGATCTAGACACATATGCTAAGAAGCTAATGATTGTCAAGGAAAACTATTTCAAGGGTGAAGCAACTTCACATTCTTCAAACATTGAAGAAGAAACATTTGAAGGCGAAGTCGCATCAACAGTTGGCGTTGACCCAGTCGTTAACCGCTACGTTGCTGCACTTTCCAGAACAGTTAAAAAGTAATTTATTATAAATAGATAAAGTATATTTTCTAAGAAAGGAAAACTAAATGTATCTAGCTGAGGAAATTCAAAATAAGTGGGCTCCAGTCCTAGACCATGATGCTCTAGGCAGCATCAAGGACCAGCACCGCCGTTCAGTCACTGCAGTTATGCTCGAGAACACAGAGAAGGCTCTCCGTGAATCAGCAGCACACGGTGATTACCAGACACTAACTGAAACAAGTTCACTAGTTCCAGCTAACCTAATGGGCGCTTCAAGCTCAACTCAGGGTACTGGCGGTATCGATACTTTCGATCCAGTTCTTATTTCACTAGTTCGTCGTGCAATGCCAAACCTAATTGCTTACGACATCTGCGGCGTTCAGCCAATGACTGGCCCAACTGGCCTCATCTTCGCAATGCGTTCACGTTATGCTAACACTAGCACATACAACAACGCTGGCGCAGAAACTTTCTACAACGAAGTTAATACCCAGTTCTCATCTGTTACTTCAGGTGCTAACACTTTCGGTAACAAGTTCGTTGGAACAATTCCAGGTGCTACAAACACTTCACCACTAACAGCTGTTAACACTTATAACACTGGTGCTGGTATGTCAACTGCTCAGGCAGAAGCACTAGGAACTGATTCAAATACAGCTTTCCCACAGATGGCATTCTCAATCGAGAAGGTTACTGTTACTGCTAACACTCGCGCTCTAAAGGCAGAGTATACTATGGAACTAGCCCAGGATCTTAAGGCTATCCATGGTCTAGATGCTGAAACAGAACTAGCTAACATTCTTTCAGCTGAAATTCTAGCTGAAATTAACCGTGAAGTTGTTCGTACTATCAACATCACTGCTGAAGCTGGCGCTCAGGATAACGTAACCACTGCTGGTGTGTTCGATCTTGACACTGATTCAAACGGTCGTTGGTCAGTTGAAAAGTTCAAGGGTCTAATGTTCCAGCTAGAGCGTGAAGCTAACCAGATCGCCAAGCAGACTCGTCGTGGTAAGGGTAACATCGTTATCTGTTCTTCAGACGTTGCTTCTGCTCTACAGATGGCTGGTGTTCTTGACTACGCTCCTGCTCTTAACTCAAACAACCTACAGGTTGATGATACTGGTAATACCTTCGCTGGTATTCTAAATGGTCGCCTAAAGGTTTACATCGATCCATACGCACTAGGTGGTAACTACCTAACTGTTGGCTATAAGGGTTCATCAGCTTTCGACGCTGGTCTATTCTATTGCCCATACGTTCCACTACAGATGGTTCGTGCAGTTGACCAGTCATCAT